AGGTAATCAATTAGGATTAAGAATGACTAAAGGTACTAAGAAAATCGGCACTTCTAATCTCAAAAGTTTAATCGAAGGAGATAAGTTAATCATTAATGATTTTGATATCATATCTGAACTATCTACTTTTATATCTAAAGGAAAATCTTTTGAGGCTGAGGCAGGTGCAACAGACGACTTAGTTATGTGTCTTGTAATATTCTCTTGGTTAGCAAATCAGAGATACTTCAAAGAATTAACAGATGTTGATGTTCGTGGACAAATGTTTGCCGATCAAAAGAATGCTCTTGAAGCAGATATGGCACCTTTCGGATTTATAGATAATGGAATAGACGACCCAAGTGGTCGCAATAACTCATTTTTTGATGATGCAGGAGTGCTGTGGCAACCCGTATCTTATCGAAAAGGGGAATAGTACAGTTTTCAATATATATAAATATCATCAAAGGGTTATAACTAATAAACTTAATATTAAGGAGAACTAAAATATGGCATTTCAAGTATCACCAGGTGTTCTCGTAACTGAAAAGGATCTAACAAATGTAATTCCTGCTGTCTCTACAAGTAGTGGCGGTATCGTAATTACAGCAGAAAAAGGACCGATTGATGAGATTACAACTATTTCATCTGAAAAAGAATTGGTCGATAACTTTGGTAAACCAAACGCCAATAACTTTGAAGAATGGTTTACAGCTGCAAACTTTTTAGGATACGGAAACAATCTAAAGGTAGTAAGACCAATCACAGGAACAGTAAACGCTGTTTCAACTGGTACTGCTGTCCTAATAAAAAATACAACTGACTATTTAGCAACATACTTAACTGATTCAGGCGCTGGTTCAGTTTCAAACATAGGACCGTTTGTCGCAAGAGAAGCTGGCACACTAGGAAATAGTTTAAAGATTTCTATGTGTACTAACTCAACTGCTTTCGGACCACACTCAATGAGTGGTAATCTAGTTGCTGACACTTCTGCTGCTATCGGAGATACATCAATTACTGTTGACGATGGTAGTTTAATGCAAGTTGGTGACATACTAGAATTTGGAGACGCAACTAATGTACCTTCAACTGACGGTGCACCTTCAGGACATTACTATAAAGTAACAGCAATATCAACTCATGTTCTAACGATTGCAAGATTTAATACTGCAACAGGCACTACAGAAACAGGCGGACTAAGACACGCTGTTGTTGATAACGCTAAAATTCTAAGACATTGGGAATATTTTTTCAACTTTTCAAACGCTCCAACAACAACAGATGATGTTCTTGCTGCTGGCGGTTCATTAGATGAAATGCATATTGCCGTTGTTGATGAAGATGGCGGAATCACAGGAGTTGTTGGAGAAATTCTAGAGACTTTTGAAAGTGTTTCACAGGCATTTGATGCTAAAACACCTCAAGGTTCTAGTAACTATTATCCAAATGTAATCTATGCTCAATCTAAATTTATCTATTGGGTAGATCATCTCGCAACTTTATCAGACGGTGTTGCTAAAAAAGGCACAACTTTTGATAATACAGTTGGGGATGCATTTGTAGTATCTACTACTTCACTCGCAAGTGGAACAGATGACTTTGTTGCAACTAACGGAGAGATTGCTGCTGCATATGAGAAATTTAATGACACAGAAAATGTTGATTTAAGTTTACTATTATGTGGACCATCTCAAACAGGTGCTGACGCTACTGGCGACACAAAAGCAACTGCTGTTATGGATATCGCAACAGCAAGAAAAGACTGTGTTGCTTTCATATCACCTGCAAGATCAGATGTTGTTGATGTGTCTAACGCAATCACACAGACTAAAAATGTTAAAGACTTTGCTAATGGCTTACCTTCAACAAGTTATGCTGTGATTGATAGTGGATATAAGTATATGTACGACAGATACAATGATGTCTTTAGATTCGTTCCTTTGAACGGAGATATCGCTGGTCTTTGTGCTAGAACTGATAATATCGCAGACGCATGGTTCTCACCAGGCGGTTTCAATCGTGGACAAATTAGAGGTGCTGTTAAGTTAGCATTCAATCCTAACCAAACTCAAAGAGATGATTTATATAAGGCAAGAGTAAATCCTGTCACTTCATTTCCTGGTCAAGGGGTTGTATTGTTTGGCGACAAAACTGCTCAATCTAAACCAAGTGCATTTGATAGAATTAATGTAAGAAGATTGTTCATTGTTCTAGAAAAAGCGATTTCTACTGCATCTAAATTTCAACTCTTTGAGTTCAATGATGAATTTACAAGAGCACAATTTAGAAATCTTGTAGAACCGTTTTTAAGAGATGTACAAGGTAGACGAGGTATTACAGACTTTAGTGTTGTTTGTGACGATTCAAATAATACTGGAGATGTTATCGATAGAAACGAATTTAGGGCTGATATCTTTATCAAACCTGCTCGTTCTATTAACTTCATTCAACTTAACTTTATTGCTACTCGTTCAGGCGTTGCCTTTTCAGAAGTAGCAGGCGCATAGGAGGGATAAACAATGGCAAATATTAATGACTTTAAAGCCCGACTTAGAGGCGGTGGCGCAAGAGCCAATCAGTTCAAGGTAACTTTACCTTTTCCTGGTTACTCAGCGGTTGGTGGAGAAACGGCCGACTTAGCATTCTTATGTACTGCTACATCAATACCTGGAATGACACTTAGTACTGTTCAAGTTCCTTTCAGAGGTAGAGTACTAAATCTAGTCGGTGATAGAACATTTGGAGCATGGTCTATGACTGTGTTAAATGATACAGACTTCAAAATTTACAGAGGTCTAGAAAGATGGATGAACGGCATGAATAATATGACTGATAACGAGGGGTTAACTAATCCTTCAGATTATCAAGTTGATATATTCATTGACCATTTAGACAGAAACGGGGCTACTCTTAAATCTTATACATTAAGAGGTGCATTCCCAACTGCTCTAGATGATATCGCACTAAGTTATAGCACTAATAATGCTATTGAGGAGTTCGGTTGTTCATTTTCATATCAGTATTTTGAAACAGATACTACTACATAATAAATATAAGTTATAAGGAAAATATAATATGGTACAATTACTTGGCTTCCAAATAACAAGACAAACTGACGACAGAGAGAAACCGGCGGAGGCCAAACAGGCCTTCACGGTACCCTCTCCTGATGACGGTACAACAACTATATCTGCTGGCGGTTACTTTGGCCAATACTTGGATATGGAAGTTACTGCGAAGAACGATATTGATTTAATAAAAAGATATCGTGAGATTTCACAACATCCAGAGTGTGATATGGCAGTCGAAGATATTATCAACGAAGTTATAGTTTCAGATGAAAGAGACCAATCGGTTTCTGTCTCACTTGACAAACTAGCAATATCAGATAATATCAAAGCAAAGATCCGTGATGAGTTTGACGAGGTTATGAAACTATTAAACTTTGATGAAAAAGGACACGACATATTTAAAAGATGGTATGTTGATGGTCGTATTTACTTTCATAAGGTAATCGATCCTAAAAGTCCACGAAAAGGATTAACCGAATTAAGATATATTGATCCACGAAAAATTAAAAAAGTTCGTGAAGTCTCAAAGAAAAGAGATTCAAAAGGTAAAGGAATTGAAATTATAGAACAAACAGCAGAATGGTTTGTCTATAATGAAAAAGGAATATCATCAGCAAACTCAAATGCTGGTTTAAAAATTTCTACTGATTCGATTACTTATTGTACATCTGGCATTATTGACCAAACTAAAAACATGGTCATGGGGCATTTGCACAAAGCAATTAAACCTGTCAATCAATTAAGAATGATTGAAGATGCTGTTGTTATTTACAGAATAGTAAGAGCACCTGAAAGAAGAATATTCTATGTTGATGTAGGTAATTTACCTAAAGTAAAAGCAGAAGCTTATCTTAGAGATGTTATGGCAAGATATAGAAATAAACTTGTCTATGATGCTTCTACTGGTGAGATTAGAGATGACAGAAAACATATGTCAATGCTTGAAGATTTTTGGCTACCTCGTAGAGAAGGTGCAAAAGGCACCGAAGTTCAAACACTTGCAGGTGGACAAAATCTTGGTGAAATTTCTGATGTAGAATATTTTCAAAAGAAATTATATCAATCATTGAATGTGCCTATATCTAGAATGGATTCTCAAAACGGATTCAACATGGGTAGAGCTGCTGAAATCACTAGAGACGAATTAAAATTTACTAAGTTTGTTCAAAGATTAAGAAAAAGATTTACTCAAGTATTTAATGATATACTTAAAACACAATTAGTTTTAAAAGGTATTATTACAATTGAAGATTGGGTAAAGATCAAAGAACATATACAGTATGACTACTTAAAAGATGGATATTTTTCTGAACTAAAGAACGCAGAAATACTAAGAGAAAGATTAAGTCTTGCTAACGAAGTTAGTCCTTACATTGGTAAATACTATTCTGTTGAATATGTGAGAAAATATGTATTAAGACAAAGCGATGATGATATTATTGAAATAGATCATCAGATCGCAAACGAAATCAAACAAGGTATTATTGCTGCGCCAGAAGGACAAGAGATGGAAGATGACGATAATACTGATATAAATAGTAATGGAGAAGAATAATTATGTCAAATGAAAATGTAGTTAAGATGGTAGATTCACTTACAGACGGCGACAATGTTGCGGCTCAAGATGCATTTAAAAGTGCTTTATCTGATAAGATAGGACAAGCACTAGATGATAAAAGACAAACAGTTGCAAACGATTGGTTAAACAGCGCTCAAGAATTAGAAGCAGTAGCTGATGCTGCTGGTCTAGACAAATTAGGATTAGAGGCAGACACATCTGCTGAAGAGCCTGTTGAAATAGACAATGACGAGGAAGAAAATGAACAACCTATCGTTCCAGAAGTTTAAAAAAACTATCAATGAACGCAGGTTTGTTGAACCTGAAAAAGGAGATTTATCTCCGACAATGAAGGTTGCTGTGAACGACATTTATAATATGATTGATAATACACCCGATCCTCTTGAAAATAAGATTGAAGGTATTATTGAAACGATTGCAAAAAAACACAATATTAAAGTGTCTGCTATAGAAGATTACTTTGATAACGAATTAATAAATTAAGGAGATAAAAGATGGCTTTAGCTGCAAGAATAATAAAAGACACATCCATCCCAACCGGTGCTGGTAGTGCTGGTGGTCTGGTTACTGTGTTAGTAAACATGAGTGAAACTGGTACTGATGCCGACAATCTCATAGTAGATGCAAGTGGTTTAACAGGACACGCTAACGGTGCTAAATTAGACATTACAAGAGCATGGTGGGCACTATCTGATGGTGATGCTGATGATGCTACTGGTCATGTTATAATTGAATTTATAGCTGCTGGTGGTTCAAACGCTGATACTATAGCACTTAATCTTTCTGGTTCAGGATACTATGATGGTTCTGCTGGAAAAATTACTAACAACGCAGTAAACACTAGTGCAACAGGCGGCGATATACAGTTAAGTGCTTTAAGTACTTCTGGATTCGTAATGTTAGAGTTAAGAAAAAATGAGACATTTACTGCCTAATTCTTATGACGATTAAGAATACAACTGTTGTTGATACCACAGATAAAGCAATAATGCAATCTGCTGGTGTCGGCAACGAAGGCAATCAATTAGTGATTGACGCCAACAAACTAACTGACGGAACAAATGAGTCCAGATTAAGTTTAATAGAATGTCACTATTTGATAGAAGGCACAGGAACACTAAAGATTAGTGCTGGCGAAGAAGTTAATGACTTATCGTTAACTGGTAAAGGTAAATATGGATTACGACCAGATCAATTAAAGTTTGGTAATGATAAACAAATAAGATTAACAACGGACTCAAATGTAAAGAGTTATTTGTTAGTAACAGAATTTAGGAGAAATAATTAATGGCCGATGTCGTAACAAGTCAAACAGTAGTAGATACAACAGGTACAAAAACTGTTATGAAGTTTACTAATATAAGTGATGGATCAGGCGAAACACTTGTGACAAAAATGGATTCTAGTGCATTAACATTTATGACCGAAGATGATACTAAAAAACTTGCAAAAATTTGGTGGTCTATCAATACTACAAATGGTAAATCAGGAGTAGAACTATTGTGGGCAGGTAGTGGAACAAGTTCTGCTAATGCAACAATAGGATTCTTTTCAGGAACAGGATATCATGATTACTTTACATCAGGTAATTCTATTCCTAACAATGCAACATTAACAAACAATACTAGTCCTGCTGGTGATATAATATTATCAACAAAAGGATTTGTTGCAGGTGATAACTATACAATAATATTAGAAGTGAGATAATGACAAAAAAGAAAAAAGATTATACCAGAGCAATTCTAGAAAGAATTGTAGGAACAAAATCTAAAACTTATCTTGCAGATGAATTTAAAAATGCATTTGCTGAGAAGTTAGGGATAAAAAAAGAAGAACTTAAAAAGGAAATTGTAGATAAAATCTATAATAAAGAAAAGGTGGACAGATGAAACTAATTACAGAAACAATTGAAGATATCGAAGTACTAACGGAAGCAACAACTGACGGTGGTAAATCATATAAGATAAAAGGTGTTTTCATGCAGGCGGATATCAAGAACCGTAATGGTCGAGTTTATCCAGTCGAAACACTTGCAAAAGAAGTTAGACGATACGCTAACGAATTTATCAATAAGAAACGAGCATTTGGCGAACTAGGACATCCTGATGGACCAACAGTAAACCTTGAGCGAGTTTCTCACATGATAACTAGTCTTAAATCTGAAGGTAAAAACTTCATTGGTGAGGCTAAAATAATGGACACCCCTTACGGCAAAATCGTTAAGAACTTAATTGACGAAGGTGCTCAATTGGGTGTATCATCAAGAGGTATGGGTTCAATACAACAATCGAACGGAAGAAACATTGTTGGAAAAGACTTCTATCTTGCAACAGCAGCCGATATTGTCGCAGACCCTAGTGCACCTGATGCTTTCGTAGAAGGTATTATGGAGAACAAAGAGTGGGTATGGGACAATGGAATACTGAAAAGTATGGAAGTTGAAGCATATAAGAAAGAGATAGAAAGAACTAAACGCTCAGAATTAGCGGAAGTTAAAACTGATATCTTTAAGAACTTTTTATCAAAACTTTAAACCTACGCAGCTTTACTTCAAAGCGAGTGGATTAAGATGGTAAATTGTATAAATAATAGTAACTGAAAATTAATTAATTTTTAATATCAAGGAGAGACCGAATGTCTGAAACCGAAGTAAAAAAAGAGTTAGACGAAGTGAATGCTGCAAATAAAGATGCTGCACCAGCTGAGCCTAACCACCTTAAAAATGACGCAGAAGATTTGGGTAAGGCAGTAGTAAGACCTACTGATTCCGAAAGCCAAACAGCTGCGAAGAAGGTAAAAAAAGTATCAGATCAGGTTAATAAAGATGCTAACGATGGTTCATTACCAAATGATAATAAACCAAAGATGGCTGAAGAAGAAGTAGAAAGTCAAAGCGATAAACTTGCTGAGACAACTACTGACGCTTTAGAGATTGACCTATCTGCTGATGTCAAAGCACTAGTTTCAAGCGATGCAGACTTATCCGAAGAATTTAAGGAAAAGGCTGCAACAGTTTTTGAAGCTGCTGTTAAGACTAGAATAAAAGAACAGGTAAAGGTACTAGAGGCTCAGTATGATGATAAACTTTCAGCTGAAAAAGAAACAGTAAAAGAAGCTATGGTCGAAAAAGTCGATTCATATCTAAACTATGTTGTTGAAGAATGGATGAAAGAGAATGAGTTAGCAGTAGAAAGAGGTATTCGTACCGAAATCGCTGAGGACTTCATCACTGGACTTAAATCTTTGTTTAAGGAACACTATATTGATGTTCCCGAAGAAAAGTACAATGTACTTGATGACTTAACAAACCAAACAAAAGAATTAGAAGCTAAACTTAATGAGCAGATTGAAAAGAATGTAAATCTGACTAAAGAAGTTTCTGAATCTCATAAAACACAAGCGATCTTAGATGTAACTGCTGATTTAGCAGAAACAGAAAAAGAGAAGTTTGTTTCTATGGCAGAAAATGTTGAGTATGATAGTGCTGAAAAATTTAGAGAGAAGTTAGAGACTATTAAAGAATCATACTTCCCTAAAGGAAAAACAGAAGTAGCAGAAGAAACACAATCTGTTGATTCTGTGGCGGCAAACGAACCTACTGATTTCTCAGCAGGTAAGTCGAATGCTATGGCTGCATATACGGCCGCAATATCGAAGAACCTTAAGGCGATAAACCTTTAATGTTCTTAATAACTGTAAATAATAACAAGGAGAGATAAAAATGTATCTTACTGAAAACTTACAAGAAAAGTGGCAGCCAGTCCTAGAACATCCCGATTTAAAACCAATCGAAGATGCTTATAAGAAAGCTGTTACAACTGTTATTCTTGAAAATCAAGAAAAAGCAACAAGAGAAGACCAAAGCTTTATGGCTGAGGCTGCTCCTGTAAACGCAACTGGTTCATCTGTGGATAACTTTGATCCCGTTTTAATATCACTAGTTAGAAGAGCAATGCCTAATCTTATTGCTTACGATATCTGTGGTGTTCAACCAATGACTGGTCCAACTGGTCTTATCTTCGCTATGAAGTCAAGATTTACTAACCAGACTGGTACTGAAGCATTATTTAACGAAGCAGATTCCGACTTTTCTGCTGAAGATGCTGCATCAAACACAGGTTCACCTGACACACATACAGGTTCTAACCCTGCTACACTAAACGATAGTCCTTCTGCTGGTTCTTATTTAACTGGTTCTGGAATGACTACTGCTCAGTCAGAAACACTAGGTGATGGTACTGATGAGTTTGCTGAAATGGCATTCTCAATCGACAAAGTAACTGTTACTGCAAAATCTAGAGCTCTAAAAGCAGAGTACACTATGGAACTTGCTCAAGACTTAAAAGCAATCCACGGTCTAGACGCAGAAACAGAACTTGCAAACATCCTATCAAGTGAGATTCTTGCTGAGATTAATAGAGAAGTTGTTAGAACTGTTTATATTACTGCAAAACCTGGTGCTCAAGTAAACACTACTACTGCAGGAATATTCGATCTTGATACCGACTCAAATGGTCGTTGGTCAGTTGAGAAGTTCAAAGGGCTTTTATATCAATTAGAGAGAGATGCTAACGCTATCGGTCAACAGACAAGAAGAGGCAAAGGGAACATGATTATTTGTTCTGCTGATGTTGCTTCTGCTTTACAAATGGCTGGTGTATTAGATTACGCTCCTGCTCTTAGCAATAACTTGAATGTTGATGATACTGGTAATACTTTTGCTGGTATACTTAACGGTAAATTCAAAGTGTATGTTGATCCATACTCAGCGAATGTATCTGCAAGTCAATTCTATGTTTGTGGTTATAAAGGTACTTCACCTTATGATTCAGGATTATTCTATTGCCCATATGTTCCACTACAAATGGTGAGAGCAGTTGGTCAAGATAGTTTCCAACCAAAAATCGGTTTCAAAACTAGATATGGTATGGTTGCTAATCCTTTCGCAACAAGTAACGGACTTGGCGCAGTAGATGTTTCAACACCTGCAGCTGGGGATCTGAACTTATACTACAGACGAGTTAAAGTTACAAACATTATGTAATTTCGACTTATCTCGAATATATAAAAGGGGGCGTTTATCGCCCCTTTTTTTTAGCCTACTTTTTACTCTTATAAATATTAGTATGACAGATATAAATGTATTTACTAGAGAGCCGTCTAAACAAGATTTTGCTAGTCCTGTTCAGTTTAGGTTTAAGATAACCAAACTGCCATTAGTTGAATATTTTGTACAGACAGCAAACATTCCAGGAATAACTTTAGGTGGCGCTACACAACCAACACCACTTGTTGATATACCAATACCAGGTGATAAGATAACTTATGCTTCTCTTGATATGTCATTTCTTGTTGATGAAAATTTAAATAACTATAAAGAGATACACGACTGGATGGTCGGTTTAGGTTTTCCTGATAATCATAAACAATTTCAAGACTTACAATCTACTGGTTCAGATAGATTTCCTGGGTCTAGTAGAAGTACAGCCGTAACAGGCACCTCTGTACCACAACCTTTAAATGAGGGTGGTATATATTCAGATGCTACTTTAACAGTATTGAATAGTAAGAATATTGCCAAAACTGAAATACGATTTAAAAATGTTTATCCGACTAGTTTGGGTAGTTTGAGTTATGATGTTAAACAATCAGATGTTGATTATCTAGTTGCTCCGATTAGTTTCAATTATACAAACTATGAAATAGTACAAATATCCTCTAGTTAATATTAATCCAAAATAAAATGGTCAAAAGCCTTGACATTTGTTCCAAAATATGATATAATACCACTATGACATTAGAAGAATTACAGCAACAGGTAGATAAAGATTTTAAGCTTGATGATACAGAGTTAGATGCTGAATCAATTAAGATACCTTTATTACATAACAAATATTTACAACACTTTAACAAGTTTTCTTTATTATTAAAGAAGGCAGAGTATGACCACAAATCAATGGTAAGAGAGAAGTGGGAATACTATACTGGCAAAGCAGATCAATCTGTATATGCACAGAAACCTTTTGATCTTAAAGTTCTAAAATCAGATGTTCATATCTATATGGATTCAGATGAAGATTTACAAAAGGCAGACCAAAAAGCAGCCTATCTTAATCAAGTAGTTAAGTATCTTGAACAAGTTTTAAGAAGCATAAACAATAGAACATTTTTAATTAAGAACGCAATAGAATGGAAGAAGTTCACAAGTGGAGCAATCTAATCACCCTGCTTGTATTGGTCTTTCTAAAGTAGGCAACTATGGTCGAGTACATACACTATGGAACGATTGTAAAGGTAGTCGTCCTACACCATGGTATATGAGATTAATCCCTATGAGATATATTAAGTGGGATAGAAACGGGAGTTATTTATTTAATGGAACATCAAAAGATATTCGCAACTAATCTATTTTTAATAGACAATTTTGTACCCAAAAAAGATACTCAAGGTATGAAAAGTTACATTGGTAATCTATGGAAGAATAGAGACTATGATAATAACTGGCAAACTAAGTCAGCTGATTTACACAAACAAGTTGTGTTTTTTAATTTTTGTAAAATCGTTACCAACGCAACTAAAAAGATATTAGATAAATTAGAATATGAAGTAGATGATATCGTAATAACAGATATGTGGGCAAATGTTTTAAAAGGTAATGAACATCACCCAATGCACACACACTCAAACAATTTTTTAAGTGGTACATACTATTTACAATCTGATGAAAATGCTAGTATTGTTTTTCATGACCCTAGACCAGCAGCAGATGTTATTGTACCTAGAAAGAAAGAAACAAATATGGATAACTCAAGCCTATTAAGTTATGCATCAAGACAGAATAGGGCAATAATATTTCCATCATGGTTACCTCATTGGGTTCAACAAAACAAGTCTAGTAATAAACGCATAAGTATAGCGTGGAATATACAAGTTAAAGGACAGTTAGGAGAACACCATGAGTTTCAATCAGCAAGTTTCTAATTTTATATATTATTATCCTAAAGTATTAGATTCACAAATTTGTAATAGTATATTAACTCACTATAATAAAGATACTTTCAAAGGGTGGAAAACATCTACCTTCTCTACAACAAAATCAAACACAGGCTCATCTAAAGTTGATATGAAAGAATATTGGATAGGACCAAAAGATATGTTCTATAAAGATATACAAAAAGGTTTTGAAATGGCAGTTGATGATTATGTCAAAGAAAATAATAAAATAAATGTTCAAGAATACACACGATTTAGAATTAACTGTTATGAGACTGGTGGTTTTATGAAAGAACATATAGATAATATTCATCATAGTCATGGACAGAAACAAGGTTATCCACATCTAACATCTTTAATATTTTTAAATGATGATTACGGTGGTGGCGAATTTACATTATGTGGTGAATCTTTAGATAAAGACAAAGGATCAGCTGTTGTGTTTCCCTCAAATTTTATGTTTCCCCACGAAGTAGAAAAAGTTACTAGTGGTGTGAGATATAGTATAATGACTTGGGTTTTATAATCTATGGACACTCTTATAATAGAGAAGAAGAATGAGGTTTATATAACCGTTGATTGTGACCCAAATGTTCAGAGAGAGTTATCTGAATTTTTTACATTCTATGTTCCTGGTTATAAGTTCATGCCTGCATTTCGTAATCGTATGTGGGATGGTAAGATAAGATTATTTTCACAAAAGACCAAAGAGATATACTTTGGATTATTTCCTTACATTAAAGCATTTGCCGAAGAAAGAGAATATCATATTGTCTGTGGTAAAGATGTTGAAGTAAAAAATAAAGTAGATAAAGATATTGTTGAGAAGTTTTCTAATAGTCTAGGTCAAAAATTTGAAGCAAGAGATTATCAAGTAGACGCTATATATCACAGTTTAAAGCACAATAGGGCACTCCTACTTAGTCCTACAGCATCAGGTAAGTCTTTCATCATCTATGCTCTCATTCGTTACTATACACATCTAATCAAAGATGAGACTAACAATCGAATATTGTTAATCGTACCTACAACCTCATTGGTTGAGCAGATGTATTCTGACTTTAAATCGTATGGTTGGAATGTAGAAAAGAATTGCCATAGATTGTATAGTGGATATTCAAATCAAACAGATAAGAAAGTTCTTATATCAACATGGCAGAGTTTATATAAATTACCAAAAACATATTTTGACCAGTTCGGTGTAGTGTTTGGTGATGAAGCTCATTTATTTAAATCTAAATCATTAACAGAGATTATGTCTAAACTTATTGATTGTAAATATAGAATAGGCCTAACAGGAACACTTGATGGTGCTCAAACTCATAAACTTGTATTAGAAGGATTGTTTGGTGCTGTGAATAAAGTTACATCTACTAGAAAACTTATGGATAAACAACAGCTGTCAAATCTTGTTGTTCGTTGTTTAATATTAAAACATACAGATGAAAACTCTAAGATAGTTTCAAATGGTAAATATCAAGATGAAATAGATTACTTAGTAAGTAGCAGACCGAGACAAAATTTCATTCGTAATCTAGCACTTAAATTAAAAGGTAATACTTTGGTGTTATTTCAGTTAGTCGAAAAACATGGTAAAGATTTACATAAGATAATAAAAGAAAAGGCTGAAGAAGGTCGAAAAGTTTTTTATATCTTTGGTGGTGTAGAAGCAGACGAAAGAGAAGCGATAAGAGGTATAGTAGAAAAAGAAAAGAATGCTGTTATCGTTGCAAGTTATGGCACATTCTCTACTGGTGTTAATATTAAAAACTTACACAATATTATATTTGCTAGTCCATCTAAAAGTAGAATAAGAAACCTACAGTCTATAGGCCGTGGGTTAAGATTAGGCGACAATAAGGTTAATGCGACATTGTATGATATAGCAGATAATCTAACTTATAAATCAAAAGAAAACTTTACACTAAAACATTTCCAAGAAAGGATAAACATTTATACCGAGGAAGAATTTGAGTATGAGATACACAATATCGACCTGAAGGAATAGATAAATAGTTATATGGATAAATTAATAGAACAGCCTAATGCTAATGTAGTTGATTATCGAATAGTTCGCTTGTCTGATGGTAGCGTTCTTGTTGGTAGTATATCAATAGACAAAGACTTTTTAAGAATACACAATCCATTAGAACTTAAAACAACACCTAGAATTACAGGTGACGGAGTAAAAGAAGATTCAGTATTATCACCATGGATACCTTTTACAGAGGATAAATTATTTGTAGTACCAAAAGAAAAAGTAATGGTTATATCAAAAGCAGCCAAAGAGTTGGCAAACTATTATGAGGTTGTATTACATAAACTCTCTAGTGTGAAAACAAAGGCAGTTTACTCTCCTGCTGAGATTGAAAGAATAATGGAACTTGCAGATGAGATGGAAGCACAGTTAG